TTGTACGCTGACCCTGATACCGGCGAAGCTGCCGAAGCTTATACCCTTGCGAAGCGTGATTTCCAGCTCTTCATGAAACGTCTCCGGAAGGCTTTCCCCGATCAGAAGATTAGGTATTTCGCGGCTGGTGAGTACGGTTCTGAGACCTTCCGCCCGCATTACCATGCGATCCTCTTTGGTCTTAAGTTGGATGATCTCCAACTCTATAAGCAGTCCCCGGATGGCTTCAATTACTACACGTCCGAGAGTTTTGAACGTGTTTGGTCTGAGCCTGCGTCTGGTGTGCCCCCGTCTGAAGGTCGGCCGTATTATACGCTTCCCGACCTTCCCTTTTTGGCCGATTCCTGCAAGGGGAGTACAACTCCCCTCACACCGATTGGGAAGTGCTTGATTTGCGATGTATCGTGGGAAACTTGTGCGTATGTTGCCCGCTACGTTACGAAAAAGCTAACCGGCCCTGAGTCAACCTTTTATTCCGATCATAATATCGAACCTCCGTTCACTGTGATGAGCCGGAAGCCCGGGATCGCCCGTCAATGGTATGACGATCACCCGGATTTGTATGATTACGATTATATCAACATTTCTACCCCTGCCGGTGGAAAAAAGTTTCGTCCCCCGAAGTATTTTGACAAGCTCTACGATATTGAGTATCCGGAGGAGTCTAAGGCCCGGAAGGAGTTGCATAAGAATCTTGCCGAAGAAGCGAAGAAAGCCAAGCTCCAGCGTACTGATTTGTCCTATCTTGAGATGCTCCAAGTCGAAGAAGATGCCAAATTGAACGCCGTAAAGGCACTAAGGAGAGATAAGTTGTGAGTAAACGTAAGATGATGCCCCGCAACAAAGATCGCAAGGTGTTCCGCCGTACCGCCGCTGAGGCCAAGAAGATCAATGTTGAGCCTGTCAGCTATCGTGGAGGTATCCGGCTATGAGATGTCTCTATGATAAGGATGCTTTGTGTCAGGATTTTTCCGCCGCTCCCGGTGATTGCTCTCACTGCCGTCTGATGCATAGTCTCAATGCCCTGATGTCGCAACTTGCTGATGCTGGTAAGATTGCCTATGATTCCGCCTTGGTTCCCGGCTGCTACAACTCCGGCTTGAGTCCTGATCTATGAGTACGTCTGATAATGTCTATAGGTATGTGACTAGTAACTTCCGCAAGCATATGCGTCGCTTGGGCTTTGTCGAGTGCTCCGTCTGTAAAGCTCCCGAGCTTGATGATATGGTTATTGTCACTGCCTACGATCCTGTCGATTGCAAGCATTTTTGTCGTTCTTATACTCTCGATGACCTGCAATGTATTTTGCATGCCAATAATATTTTTTGGAGGTATTTAAAATGACGTTTGGTGTATACGCTATCCGCGATGTTAAGACTGGCTTTATGTCCCCGCATGTCGAGGAGTCCGACCCTGTTGCTATCCGCAACTTTGAGCACGCTGTGCAGTCCTCTGATGGTATTCTGATGTCTCACGCTGCTGATTTCAGCTTTTACCGGCTCGGCACCTTTGATTCTGCCACTGGCCTGATTGCTGCTGATACTATGCCCACTCTTATCATGGAGGCGATTGACTGTGTACCCTGAGAGATTTAAGACCCAGTATGACGCGCACGATCGTGTCTACCAGCACCCTGGCGACCCTGTCCATATCCTCTATTCTCCCCAGTTCGACAAGGATGGCAATTTTGAGCTGGTTGAGTCTGGCCGTGAGGATATCTACTCCATGATTCAGTCTCATGCCGAGTCTGTTGAACTCCATTTGATCCTTGAGCGTTATGCCCGTGGTGATGTCCAGGCACTCTCCCGCACCCAGGGAGTCTATATGGATACGACCGGTCTGCCTGAGACCTATGCTGGTATGCTCAATACTGTGATCGCTGGTGAGCGTCAGTTTAATGAGCTCCCTCTTGAGACCCGCGCTAAGTTCGATTTCTCTTTCGAGAAGTGGATGGCTTCCATGGATGATATGCAGAACTGGAGTCAGCTCATGGGCCTTTCTCCCTTGAACAACAACGAACCCCCCGCGCCTGACGCGGGGGGCACTCCTGATGGAGGTGCTGCTGAATGACTCGGAATACGGAAACGCGTTTTGCTCTTAATCCCACTAATATTTCTATGTCCCGCTCTCGTTTTAAGCGGCCTAGTTCGGTTAAGCTGTCTTTTAACGTCGGCGATGTTATCCCCTTCTACGTGGACGAGGTCCTGCCTGGTGATACCTTTGATGTAAAGACCTCTAAAGTCGTCCGCTTGCAGACGCTCTTAACCCCCGTGATGGATAATATCTATCTGGATACCTACTATTTTTTCGTGCCTAATCGGCTCACTTGGAGCCACTGGCGCGAGATGATGGGTGAGAATACTGAAAGTGCGTGGATTCCTAAAACGGAGTATTCTGTCCCTCAGATCACTGCTCCGTCTGGCGGCTGGTCTGTTGGTACGATTGCTGATTATATGGGCATTCCTACTGGCGTTGCTGGCCTGTCTGTTAATGCGCTGCCTTTTAGAGCATATGCTCTCATTATGAATGAGTGGTTTCGCGACGAGAATCTTACCGACCCTCTTGATATCCCCGTTACGGATGCCACTGTCGCCGGTGTGAACAGTGGCAACTATATCACTGATACCGCAAAAGGCGGTCTGCCCTTCAAGGCTGCTAAGTATCACGACTATTTCACATCTGCCCTTCCGTCCCCGCAGAAAGGCCCTGATGTCCTGATTCCTGGCGGTACTGGTGCTGCTGTGCCCGTTGTCCCGCGTACGCAGATTGTACCCGATATTCCTTCTGTTTCTCCTATTTGGTATGTCGATGGTAAGGCTTTGGATGTTGATAAGAATGCATCTTTGCAGATCTATCATGGGCCTACTAAAGGCAATATTACTGCGGTTGATGATATCGGTAGTAATTCGAGCGAAGTTTATATGAAAAATGCTGTGCCTGTTAATCTCTGGGCTGTTGGTGATAGCTCCCTTGCTTCTGCCACTATCAATCAGCTTCGCATGGCTTTCCAGATCCAGCGTTTGTACGAAAAGGACGCCCGTGGTGGTACTCGTTATATCGAAATCCTCAAGTCTCACTTTGGCGTTACCTCTCCTGATGCCCGGCTCCAGCGGCCGGAATACCTTGGCGGCAATCGTCTGCCCATCAATATCAATCAGGTAATCCAGCAGTCTGGCACTGGTACTGGCTCTGCTACCCCGCAGGGTACGACTACTGGTCAGAGTCTGACTACCGATGTTCATTCTGATTTTCGCAAGTCCTTTGTGGAGCACGGCTTTGTCATTGGCGTAATGGTTGCTCGTTATGATCATACCTATCAACAGGGCCTTGAGCGTATGTGGTCTCGTAAAGATCGCTTCGATTATTACTGGCCCGTGTTTGCCAATCTCGGCGAGCAGGCCATTAAAAACCGTGAAATCTTCGCCCAGGGCAATTCCAAGGATGATGAAGTGTTTGGTTATCAGGAAGCTTGGGCCGACTATCGCTATAAGCCTAACCGCGTTGCTGGTGAGATGCGCTCTTCTTACGCTCAGTCTCTTGATGTTTGGCACCTTGCTGATGATTATGAGACTCTCCCTAAGCTCTCCGATGCTTGGATTCGTGAGGACTCTGCTACTGTCGATCGTGTTCTTGCTGTTTCCAGCAAAAATGCGAATCAGCTCTTTGCTGATCTGTACGTTGAAAATGATTCTACCCGGCCCATGCCGATGTACTCCATCCCCGGTTTGATTGACCACAACTAATATCCTGCACGTTTTGCGATGCAGCGGGATCTGATCGCGCCCGCTGCTTCGCTTTTTGTGCATTCCGAAAGGAGATGTCTTGCATAATGGCTGTTAATTCTGCCGCTAATGCCGCTCAGTCTGGCGTGACCTGGCAAAATAACCCCGCTATGTCTCACGCTGTTTCTCAGGCATCTGGTATGATCGATAAAATATCTGGTATTGCCGATCGTAATTCCGCATGGTCTGCTGCTCAGGCTGAGCAGCTCCGCGACTGGCAAACCCAGCAAAATAAGATTGCGATGGATTACAACGCGGCGGAAGCCGCTAAAAACCGTGATTGGCAAGAGTACATGTCTAACACCGCTCATCAGCGCGAAGTGCGCGACTTGAAAGCCGCTGGCCTTAATCCTATCCTTTCCGCTATGGGCGGCAATGGTGCCGCCGTTGGTTCTGGTGCTACCGCTTCCGGTGTGACCTCGGCTGGTGCAAAAGGTGATCGCGACACCTCCGCCAATAATGCGATTGTATCCGTTCTTGGTTCTCTGCTTAACTCCATGACCTCCATGGCTATGTCTACCAACTCCGCTATTACCAATCTTGCTGTTGCTGATAAGTATAATGCAATGTCTAAGTATACCGCTGATTTGTCCTCCAACACCCAGCTTGCTGGCTATCGCATCTCTGCTGAGACTGCTCTCAACACGGCCAATATCAATGCCGCTGTCTCTCGCTATGTCTCCGACAACAATCTCAAAGGCTCTCAGGCCATGGCTGCCGCGACGAAGATCTCCGCGCAGTTGCATGCCGATGCTTCAAAATATGCTGCCGATAAAGGCTATCTCACTTCTACCGATGTCGCTAAGATCAATGCCGATATCAATAAGCAGCTCAAGCAAATGGGCATTGATGCACAGTTTGACTTTGCTCGCGATTATCCTTCTAACGCTTTTCAGGCTGTAGGATCTATCAGTGATCTTTTTGGCAACGCTTCCGGCGGCTCCGGCAAAGGCGTTTCGAGCCTGTTTAATTCTGTTGTGAATGGTTTGCGCGGTGGTTTTGGTGAGCGCAAGTCCGGTTTCTCTGGAGGTTCTAAAGGCTATAGTGGTAAGAGGTAACGTCTACCACCAGGCCCCCAACAGGCACTCAGCCCCATTACCGCCTTGATGTAATGGGGCTGAGTGACACCGCACCCGGCCTCCGTCCACCTCCGCGAAGCTCTTTTCTCTTAACTCCCCTTTCTTTCTTCGAGAGGTCGTGATATAATTGGCTTGTTATCATCCCCTTAAAGCTTGGCAGATTGGCTATCATCCGTCTGGTAAACCTATGTATAAGATAACCTCGTATGAGGTGCACCACCTGGAGAGGAGAGTTGAAAATGGACCGTGGATTCCTGTATGTGATGTTCACCTTAGCCCTTATCGTGTCGCTAGTCAATGTGTATATATCACTGTTCCTTGCGGTCATTGTATTGGTTGTCGGCTTGAATACTCCCGGCAATGGGCGAATCGGTGTTTGCTTGAGCTTGATTATCATAGTTCCGCTTACTTTGTTACTCTTACTTACGATAATTCTCACGTAAGACGGACT